TACGTGAAGAAGCATTTGAAGAGAAAGAGGTTCGAAACTATAAAGTTGCCACAATCATTGACAGAATTAATGGGGTTCGCGATGTGGACCGTATTTTGTTGAACGACAGGGAACAGAGTATCGAATTATCAAACACGATGCTTCCTAAGCTAGCGGAGGTAACTATTAATGTCGCACGTTAGATATCGTATGTTATCGGCTTTGCCAGAGGTCTTAGATCCAACAATCAATGATTTGTTTGAAACTGAGATTCCAGAGTTGGAATTGATTGCAGACTTAATCTTTGATACTAGACGGTTGATGTTGTTGCCAGAAGCGACGGAAGACTGGATTACACGTTGGGAAAAGGCTCTTCAGGTAAAACCGAAAACAACCGACTTGGAAGAACGAAGGCGGTATCTAATCACTTTAATTTCTTCCAAGATTAAAATCAACTCAGTGAGTTTACAAAAAATTACAAAGAGCTTTACGAATGTCAATAATTTAGTAACGGTCAAGGGTTCGGCGGTACATATCCGATTTTTAGGAGAATTACCTACTGGATATTTGAACCGTTTTTTAAAGTATGTGCGCGAGTTGATTCCTGCTCACTTAGGAATCCAATTCTCAGTTGAAGCACCAATGGAGAATACAATTTATATTAGCGCTCATACATTCAGTGATATTCGTTCAGTTCGATTTGAATAGGAGGAAATAAATGGGATATTTTATCCAGCCTATTGTAACTGATAAAGCAATCAGCGAAACAGCCTTAGCAATTCAAAATAGAGAACCACTGGTTTTCACTCGAATAGCTTTGGGTAGCGGCCGTCATCGGACGGACATTGGCAAGAAGAACAATGTTGTACAAGTAGTTCATTCTCTGCAAGTGACACAGTCTTTATCGACTGATGTAGCTGATACAATTCGTCTAACAGCTCGGTTCGATAATTCACGGATTGAGCGTGAGATGATTGTAAATGAAATCGGTGTGTTTGCAAAACGTGGGAATCACGAAGAGTTCATGTACATGTATACTTGGGCAGAGCAGGGAGATGTAATTCCTCCTAAAACATCTGCTTATGTATATCGAGATTATGACTTCAACACGACTATTAGTAAGAACAGTCAGATTACCATTCAATACAATGCGACTAACTTAGTTTATGCGACTGTCCCTGAATTGAAGGCGACAGAAAGAAAGTTACAGACCAATATCGATAATCACATTAGAGATGCTCCACGCCATGTTTCTGACCAGGAGCGAATACGTTGGAATGGGAAAGCCGACGCAACCCATCGTCATAGGGTATCTGATATTGACGGTCTTGAAACGATTATTGGCAACCAAACAACAAATAAAGCAAATCAAGCAGACCTAACTGGTCACATTCAAAATCGAAACAACCCACACAATGTCACAAAACAACAAGTGGGACTAGGGAATGTCGCAAACGTCGAACAAGCAAGTAAAATTGATTTTCAAAATCACTTAAACAATCGCAACAATCCACATAGCGTTACGAAGCACCAAGTTGGTCTGGGTAACGTAGATAACGTTAGACAAGCAAGCTATGAGTCAGTAGAGGCTTTAAAGCGTGAGTTTCAGGAGCACGAAGATAGACTAAATGCTATCGAGTATATGTTCTTGCAGAACGACTTCACTGCTCCGATTCGTACAGACGACGGTACAGAACATACCTTGCTTGCTGATGAAAACGGTCATGTGATTGTTGCTGATTGGAAATACATTATGGAGGTATAATATGGCAGTAATTAGTACACAGACACGAAAAGTAACTGATTTGCCACAGGCTAGTCAGGTTAACAACTCGGACAACATCATGATCCATGATGGTCGTGGGTTGAAAAAAGTGTCTGTGCAGACATTAAAGAATGGAATCAGTAGCAATGTATCAGTAGCTACGTCGAGCTCGAACGGGATTGTCAGGCCAGATAATTACACGACTGAGGTCTTAAACGGTGCAATCAAAGCTAAAACCGCAACAGCTGGTTCAAACGGAGTTGTTAGACCTGATAACTCAACCATTACAATCGATGGTTCTGGTGTTTTACGAGTAAACCGATCAGCTCTTGGGATTCCAAGCACACCGTCCGAAGTTGTTGCACACAAGCTGATTAACCAGAACGGAAACCAGCAAATGAAGTATTGGTATGGGTCAAAGACACAATATAATGCAATTAGCACGAAAGACCCGAACACAATCTATGATGTGTATGAGTAGGTGATGTTATGGCTACAAGAGAAGGAATCTATGTCGGAGGGCATGAGATTGTAAAGCGATATGTTGGCGATCGGCTAATTTGGAGTAAAAATATTTTTCAGGAATTTGGAAGAATACTTTTTTATGTTTCTGTACCTAACGATTCAAATAATCGATTATTGTGTGGCATTCCAAGTGCAACAGGATATGATAATGATAAATTTTGGAATTTAATTTTATCAAAAAATGTAGAATTTCAAGTAATACTGAAAAATAGAAAAATTCAATTCACTGCAACTGAACCTAGTAATAGGGAGCTCTCTGTTTTTAGTAATTTAAGAGATATAGGAAATCCAGCTAGATCATTTTATATAAACTTAAAAAATCCAAATGATATGCAACATCTGATTTCTAATGGTTTAAATCAATTTGCATTATCAGGTACAATTTATAAAAAGAAGGAAGTATAAAACATGGAATTTGTAATAGTAAATAAATTTTTTAGAGTTGGCAATACGGAAGTCTCTATTCAATGTGACAAGCCGTTTACTTTTTTCACTCGTGAGTTGGAGGGTGACCGCTTGGGAGATACGGATGAAACGCTCATCGAAGCAGTCAAAGAGATTCTACGAACCGAATTAGACCCAACAAGTGCTGTTGTCAAAAACCAAGAACAATTGGCTAAAACAACTGCAGCACTTGAACAAGCTAATCAGTTCATGGAAGGCATGCAGAAGGTCAGCTTACGTAATACTGACGATATCGAGGAAATCTTGGTACGCTTGGAAGTGCTTGAGAAACACAATGGTATTGAACATGAGCATGAGGACGAAGCAGAGGGACATGAGGAAGTACCTCACGTTGCCGAGCCAGAAACCCATCCTGCTGAACCGGCTCCAGTAACCCCACCAGTTCAACCAGAACCCCAACCAGTTACAGAAGTGGCCACAAATGGAGTTCCTAACGTGGTCGTATCTGAACCAGCACCAGCGCAACCAACTACTGAACAACCAGTAGTAGAAGCACCTACACAACCTGCACCAGCAGTAGAACAACCAACAGAAAGCGAGACAGAACATGAAATTCCTACACCGACAAGCGAAGCGAGCACTAGTGAAAACAATGGAGGTAGCAACAATGAGTAAGATTACATTAGACCAAGCAAAAATCGACATGTACATTAACTTGCTAAAACGTGGAGCGATTGACTTTTCATTTGTCAACAAACGCTTCAAAGACCGTGTACGCAAAGAATTGGAACGCCTTGGCTTGAGCAATTTGGCGAACTAGAGAGGTGTTTATGGACGTCTTACAACACGTTGAGCATTTATTCACGAATGTTGTTTCGGTATTATCCCCAATCATCATAGCGTGGTTGGGGTACAAGCTACCGAAAAAATCAAAAGAGCAGACAGAGCAGATTATCTCTGAAGTTTCAGATGTCAAGAAACAAATCGAAGATGTCCAGACTACCGCTAGTGAGAGCAACAAGAAAATTAGTCAAATTCAAGACAAGCAGAAGCTGCATGATGACGCACATCAAGTCATCATGCGTATGCGTCTTGATAGAGATATTCGCAGGGCCATTCGTAGAGGTTTCACGAACAAGGACGAATGTTCAATAGTCGATAGCATGTATTCAAGCTACAAGGCTTTGGGCGGAAATGGGTTCATCGATAGGCTCTATGACAATTTTGGCAAGTTGCCATTCAAGGACGATGGTTTATTTGCTAAGGATAAGGAGGGCAATGATGGGTTGTAACAACCACAGAGTTAATACAACCAATTTGGCTCGAATTGATGGTGGCGACCTTATTAAACAAGGGGATTTGTCTTCTACTTTTGGGTTTGAATTGTTAGAC